AACTATACGACCACACACGCAACTCGGGCTTAAATACACCGGAGGCCTCCCTTAAATCCGTAAAATAACTTGTTGTCTTTATACAGGTCATTCTGCAGTGTGCCAAAGTGCCAAAGTCTCCGGTAATACTATGTGGCACAGGAGGCGTTACCCGCTACGTAGACGAATCATCCGACGAAGATACAGACCACGTAGACGGGTGGTGCCACTGAGGCGGAGACTTTACATAAGAAGGCCCACTGCAGGAGGAATCTATACTGAACGACTCAGCGTTTCCACTCCAAGAACATACTCATTTAACAATGCGAACCACCATGCTTTTATTGTTGGCTTTGTGCTGCAAGACTTTATGTCAGTCGCCACCTTCGAATACTACAGAATCCTTAAAGCTAAATGGAAAATTGTTCCCGCTACCCCTCCCGATACTTGGTCTTCTCTTGGTGGCGGGGTCACTGTTATTGATTTGGATTCTAACGAAATACCCACATCTATTACATCTATGCCCTTCGGAAATAACAGTACACTACGGCATTTCCAGCCACGGTACGGTACGCACCGTTACTTTAGCCCTAAGCCGCAACTCAAACAATCAGGAGCCCAATCTTCCTTCTACCCCGCAAATACCCGCTCCTGGTGGTGGAACACTTCCCAGTCTGGCATAGACTGGGGCTATGTTAAAGGGGCTTTCTACACAGCCACACCAAATGACTCGTTCGCATTTTACGAAACAAAAACAATATGGGTGCAATTTAAAACACATCTTTAATAATTAATTTTGTACAGCGGGGATGCCTCCCCCCACTCCCCATCAGGGAAAAACTCTAAATAAACATTAATTCTTCTAAACATTGCCTCAATGTTTCCTCTAATATTCTCGCGGTCATACCACTCCTCAGGCTTCTTATTGCTGGTAATTATAAGCTTACCAGCAACAAACTCAACATAACCGCCCTTAACCGGAACCTTCAAGGGGTACCGGTCCATTACACGAAGGAGCTCGTCGTAACTGATCCAGCCATAGAAGTCATCGAATATAACGGTGTTCTCACCGTTATATCCATCCCACCACGGCCCCCGAGGCTTCCAATACGTATGGCCGCAGGAATGCTTCACTGCATACCTGGTCTTCCCAACACCAGGGGGCCCCACCAAAACCAAAACCTCGGTCTTGGCGTCACGGGGAGGGACCAGACCAGCTGTTGTGACGTAGTCACGTAATCCCCGCCCATGACGCACAAACACTTCCGGAAGCTCCTCCGCCACCGCCGCCATTCTCCCCTGGGTCTCACGCAGAATCTGGCAGGCTCTCCCCAGCGAGGTGCTCTTCCCCTGGCTCTGCGGAAAACCAATCTCCAGGTAATCCCCCATCTTCTGGCAGTACGTCTGATTCTGAAGATCCGTCCCCTTCGCAATCTCCACATGGGCACGCGTAAATCCGGGTAGTTTCTTCAATGTGCTTCTTCTTAATTTTTTCTTGAGATTCAAAAACCCTTGCAAGTGTGGGGTACCGCTTGCGCCAACCTCTTTGCCTATAATAAGGTACTTCACTAAGTCTTCGCACGTATGCAAGATTTGGCCATGCTCCGTCTCGGTCCAGTTGTTTACTGTAAAACACCACCTGTAAGCCGCATGTTTTCCGACCCTTGTAGAAGGCCCTAAGTGCGGTGTTGACAT